TTCGAATTACAGTGTCTATATTCCGATGAGAATGACCCTATATCCAATACTCTATAAAACTCGAATAAATATATTTATTGAGCTCAACAGTAAATTTACGCAACATGATTTCATCCAAGAAGGTATGGGGCGTAAAACGAAGGGGAGAAAACGATATTCAATGAAAAGAGCCTAAAACCGTTTGTTTACAAAGAGTTAGAGCCACATCAGAAAAAGGGACAGGAAAAACGAAACGGTTGAAAACTTAACATTGGCCTTACATCAGCTTTACATCAGGAAGCTCAGGATGTTGGTATGGTGAAGTACTTTTTTACATTGATCCGACGAATGAGGTAAATATGTAAAGCGAGAGATGGGCGTTCATCAGCGCGAGGGTGATAGTGGAGCATGGCGATGATGGTCGCCTTTTTTTGTGCTGTTATAATTGGTTTTTTTGAGGGCAGTTTTCAAATTTATATCATCAAATATATTCCATATAATAGATATTTAGTATATTTGCAGCCTAAAATAATGAGATTATGGCAAAAGTTATACACGTTCATTTGATTGTCGGGAAGCATAATGGGCTCAAAGACTTCTATTTTTCGAGTATTACGGCTGTTTACACCGTGTTAACAGCTGAAGAAGTGGGTGCAACAAAAGGATATTTACTTCATGCCGGGCTGTCTGGGAATGGCTCTATTATTACGAAAAGGGCTATAATAAAACAGTCTACGCTCATTTCGGGATCCATACGGCGCGAAGATGAGTAGTTATGGGGACTTGTTAGCTTTCCGCGCAATGAAGCCATAGAAAGGGCTTAAAATGACATTAGAACAAGGTTACAGCAATAATTGATGTCTTAACTGCTGATTCAAGCAATATGATGGTAATTCGAGGTGCAGAGATGCACCTTTTTTTATGCTCTTTTTTTGTGAAAAGTGGTTAAAATATAACTTAGGGTTACACTTAGGGTTACAACTTAGGGTTACACTTTTCAGAAGTTTAGGGTTACATTTAGGGTTACATTTGAATGTTTTTCGATGTGGTTATTCGTGAAGAAAATGACAAAAAAACATTGTTTTTGAACGAAAACCGCTTTATAAGTGCCTAAAAAAGCATTATTAAAGTGGTGGAAAATTCACCCTAAATATTTTGTAAAGTACTGATGTGTAGAGTGTTTATAAGGATTTACGTGCGAAAGCGTGTTTTTTTGCGTGCGTGCTACCCCTTACTGTCTATGTGAAGCCTTATGCGTATGAACTTGTGGATTATCACTTCGAACATATAACAAAATAAATATGGTCTATGTTTTAGTGGCAAATGAAATTAAAATTTCCAGCTATATGTAAAAGTGTCTTCCCAATTAGTCCAAGGTATTTGCCCGCAGCGACTATAATCACAAGGAAAGACAGGGCTTAGAATTAATTCGGATGTCCTATTTTTAACATCAATGTACTTTGTGCAATATTTTAGAAAATACCTACTTCTCGCAAGAGGATTGAAATCAAGACTTACAGCGCAAACAAAATATCTTCCTTCAAGTAAGGATACTTTTTTATATGAATTTGAAGAAGCAGAAACTGAAACTGTATATACAGGACTTACTTTCGTTCCATCTCCTATAGTTATTTTATCATCATCTTTGAGTAAAAAATAAGTTGTATCTGTTGCATTTGAAAAGTCAATCAAACTGACAACGTGTTGCTCATTAGTTATAAATGTAGGAGATCCTTCTGTTGAGAAAAACAGAAACTTAGTATCACAGCCTTCTTTTGTTGATGTCGGTGATAATGTTTTATATCCTTTTACCAATACATCATGAGTAGTATAAGTTTCGCTTTCATTATTTCCGCATGAAATTAAAAGTAGAAGTGATAAAATTGGAAGTAATACTCTTTTCATTTTAATGATATTTTTATTCAAGACGTATAACACCGATGACTAAAGCAACTGCATTTATAGCAGATACGGGAAGCTCAAATGGATCATATTTCTCATTATCGGACACAATAAGAACTTTATCTTTATCGCTCCCGGGTTTTATACGTTTAATAAGTGCACCTTGTTTCGTGTCAATCACATATACCTTATTCCATTGGAAGAACAAATCGGTCATGGGTACCCGTTGACACGCTACAACGTCTCCACTGCTATATTTTGGATACATAGAAGACCCTTTTACTGGTATAAGAAAGTCTGCCCCTTTGAACATCGGTACAATATAACGTTCACATTCATATTCAAGTATGGTTTTCTCTGTAGTAAATGCACCGGCCATGGCTTCTATTGGTATGAGAGGTATTCCCTCATTCATGTTTTTTGCATGGACTACTGGAGTAGAATCATTATTGTCATATTTTCCTTGATTAGACTTTATCATGTCCCCTTTACCTGTTATTAACCAGTCGTTATTTACTTCAGGGTAAGTGGCGATAAATTTCGCCATAACGTCTTCGGTAATCCCTGTTTTGCTTTCAAGCGTTCCCCTCGAGACACCTATTTTTGCATAAAAATCGCGTTTACTGATACCTAAAGTACCAGCGAAAAACAAAATTCTTTGTTTTATTGGCGAAATTATTTGTTCTTTGTCTTGCATATTGGCGAAATGTTTTGTATCTTTGCAGCGTGTTTCAGATGTAAACACCGCGCCAAAGATAGTAAAAAGGCGCGAGATTAAAGAAAATTTGCAATTAAAGAATATAAAAAGGATGGAAGAAAATAAGAAAAAGGAGTTGCGAAGGCTTTGCTCCATGACCGAAAGCCTGTTTTACGGCTGTGACCAGTTGATGGGGAAGATGGAAATCGACAACGGCCATGGTTTTGATGTATCAGATGAAGACGAACCGGCATTTATCGCAATCGGTGAGCTCCATGAGCTTGCAGACGAGTACCGTTTCAAGTTGAAAGAGATATTAGATAAACTTAAATAGGAAAAATATGAAGGCAATTAATGTATCAGTAGGATTCGACGAATGGAAAAAGGTAGATGGCTTTGTTCATGACGTCGAAGATGAAGAAACGTTCATCTACCAGATAGATGAGGTCCAGATGGTGATAGTCACCGAAGGAGAGTGTTCAATGGCTTACGTGAAAGGCAAACTTGAGGAAGTCTTTGACGATCCGACAATAGATGGGCTAAGATGAAAACAAATAGAAATCAAAAGAGAACTGAATTATGAAAAAGCAGATAATAACTGAAGGTGAGGATAAAGAGTTCCTCATGAAGGCATTTAAGTGTTCAAGAATGCAGGTATGGAAAGCATTGCATTTCCAAAGTCAAAGTGATATGGCTCGCCGTATCAGAACCCTCGCGATAAAAAGAGGAGGTGCGCTGGTAGGCGACTTTATTCCGGAGTGCGAGACCACGTTCGAGGAGGTTGAGGAGACAATGACCCAACGCTGGGGTAACCGTGTGAAGCTGGTGTATAACCGGAAGAATGACGAGGTAAAAGTCTATGTTGATGAATCATTGAAACGCATAGAGAAGCCCAAAGGTATCCCTGAGTTTATGAACCTACAACAGGAAGTAGAACAGATGGCGCAAGCCCTATAAGAAGACTATGGAATATTTCGGAAAGATATTGTGCATATCGGCCAACGACCTTACATACGATGACCGTCCTCTCATCAATGAGGACGGAACGGAGGACTGGACGCAAAGCCGTGTGCTCGATGGGAAGAGCCCCAAAACGCTATCGCCCGAAATACTCGCCCCAATAATGAGTGAACCCAACTACAAGCAATTAAGCAGTCGCAAAAAAATAAACGTGGTTCGCCCCGGGAAAGGTCTCGGGAACTACGCGCTTGTCGAGCTTGCCACATTGCCACAACGGTTCAAAGACCATATCAAATTAAAATACGGAGATATGAAATCAGACATATTGAAAGACTGGCTCTCCTCTCATTTTTGCATAGATTCCAAAGCCAGGAGCTGGTACACCAGGTTCCGGTTTGAAAACAGCTCATCCTTACCCCCGGAAAAAATCAACGAGTACACGATTAATGCAAGTGTTCTGCAGGCGGTGTTAGGTCTGATGAATGATACAAAGATAATCCGGAAGGCTATGCAAGGAAACAAAGTGAATTGGGGAGAGATGGTCGGTGCGATAAGCTATTATCAGACAGAATTCGGTCACACGCTTCCTCTTAGCCCAAATCGTTTTCAAAGGAAGGTTGAGGAGTTTAAGAGTGTTGGGTATGAATGCCTGATAAGCCGAAAATTCAGCAATCAGAACAAAAGGAAGGTGAGTGTGATGGTAGAGCAGCTTGTTCTGAGCTTGTCGGTGCTTGCGACTAATCCATACACAACAGTGGTAGCAGAGATGTATAACGACTTTGTGCTTGGTAAGATAGAAGTGGCAGATCCGGAAACAGGAGAGTGCTTTGATCCCGAGGATTTTAAGAATAAGAAAGGTGACCCCATCGTATTGAGCGAGAAGACCATCTATAATATTCTGAACAACCCAAAGAACAAAGCTTTACGTGCTAAGATGATGCAGGACTCGTGGGAGTTCAACAACAACTATCGTCCATACCATCTGCGCCACAGCGGACAGTTCTCGCTCAGCAAGATTTCTCTTGATGACCGGGACCTTCCACGCCCAATGCACGATGGAAACAGGGTGAAAGCATATTACGCATACGATGTAACGAGCGGATGTGTGGTAGGATATGCTTATAACAAGCTTAAGGTTGCAGAACTATTCCTGGACTGTATGAGAAATATGTTTCAGACGCTTGACCGCAACGGAATGTATATGCCGGCAGAACTTGAAGTTGAGCACCACCTGGTGGACAACTTCGGAGACGGACTGATGAAGGCCGGAGTCGTGTTCCCATTGATACGTTGGTGTAACCCCGGGAACTCTAAGGAAAAACGCGCAGAGCACTTTAACCGAGCCAAGAAGTACGGAGTTGAAAAGAACCTTCAGCAAAACATCGGTCGCTGGTACGCGAGACTGGAATCCAATCGCTCCAACCGTACAAAAGTATATGACGAGTACAACGACACCTATAAGGAAAAGAGCTACAGCTATGATGAACTTGTTTCCGATGACATCAGAGCCATTGACGAGTATAATCACATGAAGCACCCGAATCAAAAATTGTACCCAGGAATGACCAGATGGGATGTGCTTTGCAAAATGCAGAATCCAGACCTGCAACCGTGGGACAAACCTTATCTGTACCGCTATATTGGAGAGTGGACCGACACAAGCATCCGCCAAAACACTTATTGCACCGTGCAATATAAGCAATATCGGCTGCCAAGTCCTGAAGACATCGCGAAGCTTGCTCCTCATAATCTAAAGGTTAGAGCCTTTTATTTGCCCGACATTGACGGGAACATCAACGAGGTGTATATCTGGCAGGATGATAAGTTTATCGCCACGTGCGGCCTCATTGAGCGCTATAACGAGGCTACAGCCGAACAAACTGAAGCAGACCGTGAAGCCTACACCGAACAGGCCAAATATGTGAGCCAGTTTGATAAGATGATTAAGGACGGAAAGATAAAGCGTGTCGCCGTATTACCAAAGGCAGAAAGCCACGAAATATCCAAGTTGGAAGCCAAGGAGGTGAAAGTGATTGAGGTGATGGACGATGATGATGACCTGAGCGAGTATATGGATGCCAGCAAATACAAAGGAGTTGGTTCTTCCATGGTTTAATCCAATTATAATAACATTAAAACAGCATTAGAAATGGAAATTACAAGTGAGATAAAGAAAAGAATTTGTGAGGCTATCACAGCCGACCGTGAGAATTATCCAAGTGACAACAAACACTCTGTCAGCCTCGGTATATCAGCCAGCGTGTATAACGCAATCAAAAAGGGTAACCTTGAAAAACAGGTCAGCGAAGCCAACTGGATATGTATAGCAAGAAGGCTCGGGGTAACGCTTCGCCAGGAGATGGAATGGAAAGCAGCCGAAACTTTTACATACGTGTTTATCAATGAGCAGCTCACATTATGCCAATCGAGCGGTATCAGTGCTATCCTGTGTGATATGCCCAATATCGGCAAGACATTCACCGCTAAAATCTATGTAAAGAGCCACAAGCACGCTGTATATGTGGACTGCTCTCAGGTGAAAACGAAGCTGAAGCTGATCCGCAAGATAGCCAAAGAATTTGGTGTAGGTTCCAATGGACGATATGCCGATGTTTACGACGACCTTGTGGCTTATCTCCGCACCATTGATACCCCACTCGTCATCCTTGATGAAGCCGGTGATCTGCAATATGAAGCATTCTTGGAATTGAAAGCTCTATGGAATGCCACCGAGCGCTGCTGTGCTTGGTATATGATGGGAGCAGATGGTCTGAAAGAAAAGATAAACAGAGCCATTGAAGGCAAGAAGGTAGGATACACAGAGATGCTAAGCCGTTATGGTGACACTTATAGCAAGGTTACTCCTGATGACGGACTGGAACGCGCCAAATTCTTAAAGGCACAAGCGGCTATTGTTGCAAAAGTGAATGCCCCTGCAGGAACGGACATCATGCGAATAGTGAACAAGACAGGCGGAGGGTTGAGACGTGTTTATACCGAACTTGAAAAGCTGAAGAAAGGAGTATGAGTATGGATGACGCTTCAAAAAAGATAGCTGAGCTTGTCTCTGAAAATGCAGAGCTTCGCAGACGCATATCAGAGATGGAGGCACAGGAGCGGAGGAGGAACAGAAAGCCAAAACGTGCATACTCACCCACGGAGGTAGCAGCCATGAGACGGCCAAGCTATGAATTCGATGGAGTCTGGAAAGCGAGTCTTGGCACACCGGCACAAAGCGGAACGTGGATTATATGGGGAATGCCGGGGAACGGAAAAAGCTCCTTTGTCATGCAACTTGCCAAGTATCTGTGCGGATTTGATAAGGTGATATATGACAGCCTTGAAGAAAGCACGGGGTTGTCACTGCAGATGAGTTTGAAACGCCATAAGATGGAAGAAGTAAATGGCCGTTTCCTCATCCTCGACAGAGAACCTATTGACAAGCTGATAGAAAGACTGCAAAAGAAACGTTCCCCGGGAATAGTAATTATTGACAGTCTGCAATACAGCGGTCTGACCTATCTGAGCTACAAGGACCTCAAAGAATCGTTGCCAGGTAAGTTGCTAATATTTATCAGTCATGCGGAGGGCGTAAGACCAGAGGGACGTGTGGGACGAAAGGTGGAATATGATGCAGATATTAAGATTCTGGTTCAAGGTTTCAGAGCTATGGCCAAGAGCCGATTTATGAACTCGCCTGGCGTCCCATTCACCATTTGGGAAGAGGGAGCTATACGAGCCGGACTTGATGAAGCAATACACGATGGATAAACAACGACGAAAGAACCTGCTATATAGGCTACGAAAAAAAGGCGTAAGGTGTGATACAAGGCATCGCGTCATATACCTTCCATACGGAACTAACATAAAGTCTATTGTGCAGGTAGGAAGATTGATGAGAGAATATAATTTTTATGTGCAATTAGAAATAACATAAGTATGATTAAGAACAAAAAAGTGTACATCAGTGGGGCGATAGCCCACTATGATGTGGAAGAGAGGAAACAGGCGTTTCTTACAGCTTCTGAGAATTTGAAGAGTATGGGGCTTTCCCCCGTAAACCCTTTTGAGAATGGGCTTCCCGAAAGTTCCCATTGGAGAGAGCACATGCGCGTTGACATTGGGATGCTGCTCAATTGCAGTTACATCTATATGTTGGATGGTTGGGAACTTAGCAAAGGTGCGAAATTGGAGCTTGACGTTGCCAGTTCCTGCGGTATTGAAGTACTGTTTGAACGATAAAACTTATATGAAATGGAAAAAGGAAAAACTTTTAAGTGCTGCATCTGCGGAAAGACATTTAACGGATATGGTAATAATCCTGCCACAGTAAAAGTGTCTGGGAGGTGTTGCGATAGATGTAATGATATAGTAATATCCGAAAGAATAAAAGGTTACATGACAAAAAAACATAAGTAAACTATGAACGTAATCAATCAAATCAAGGTGTGGTACAACGGGGTTGTAGCCAGTGCCAAACAAAAGAAAGCAGCCGACAAGGCAAAAGAGTTGGAAGAAGAAAGCCGACAGGTTCTTCAGGCTATGGAGTTTGAAGGAGGATTATTCCTTTGCTTCAAGGGATTCCCTATTATCAGGGAAGACCAGCTTAATACAAAAATTCCTGATGCGTTGAATAAGAGCAGGGACACGTATATGAACTATATAACGAGCAAGGAGGCATGAACTATGGCAAAGCAGGAAGTGACAAATTTCGCCCGTTTCTATGCTCTGTTCAATCGTCTGCCGTCATTCGTGGGGTGCAGAGAGGAATTGAAGAAACAAATAGTACTGCAATATACAAGGGAAAGGACAGAGCACCTCCACGAAATGACGCGAAAGGAGTATGATGAATGCTGCACTGGTATAGAAAGATTGATTCCCAACTATGACAACAGCCGGGAAGTCTATTTAAGAGAAATGAAGCGTAAACGCTCAGCAGTCCTTCATCAGATGCAACTATATGGCGTTGATACAAGTAATTGGACCCGTGTTGATGAATTCTGCATGAATCCGAGAATATCAGGTAAGAGATTCCGAGAACTTGACGGAGACGAACTTGAATCGCTGCTGGTCAAGATGAGAATGATAATACGTAAAAAAGACAAATAATAGTAACCCATTAAATCAAAGAAAATGGACAATAAATTAGAATTTTTGAATAACCTTTCTTCAGATGAAAGAAAAGAGTTGATTGAGAAGCTCAAGAATAAGGAAAAGGAAGAAAAGGTAAGTAGACGCGAAGCTTACGAAGGTTTGCGTGATTCTTTCGTACAGGAAGTCAAAAGCAAACTTATGCCTGTGACGGAGGACGTTAAAGGATTCCGTGAATGGCTTGACAAAGAATGCGAAGGTTTCCGTGCGGTTATGAATGAATACGGACAGCTTCGCAAAGAAGGTCAGGAAAGCTACACTGTGATTAGCGGAGACTTCAAACTCGAAGTGAAAAGCAACAAGGTGAAGAGTTTTGATGAGCGAGCTGATATGGCAGCCGAGCGACTGATGGAATATCTGAAGTCGTGGGTAAAAAACAGTGAAAAGGGAGCTGATGACCCAATGTATCAGTTGGGTATGATGCTTTTGGAGCGAAATAAGAATGGCGACCTTGACTACAAGAGTATCAGCAAACTATATGAGCTTGAAGACCGGTTTGACTCTGAGTATGCTGACATCATGAACCTGTTCAAGGAGAGCAATATAGTAATGGCCACGGTGGTCAATTATTATTTCTATTTACGCGACAAAGACAACGTGTGGCGACGCATAGAACCGAGTTTTTGCCGCCTTTAGTCAATTTTCTGTTTAGCGTGTAAACGTAAACCCCCGTAAATGAATGTTTTACGGGGTTTTTTATTGAGTATGCCAGAATATTTGTATCTTTGCGGGGAGATATTTATTTAAGTTAACCCATGGCAAGAGGCAGGAATAAAGAACTTATCAAGCAAAGAGATGAAGCATTGTGCCGTAGGTATTACTATTGGACTGAAGTGCAACGTCTTCGTTTCGATGATGCCCTGAAGGTATTGTCGGAAAAGGAGTTCTTTATATCTGAGGAGAGAATCATGGCGATTATACGTAAGAAGGTGGGCGAATTGGCTGACATAGCAATTCGCCCGGTACCGAAAGTCAAAAAGCCAAAATTAACCGCAATTCAACTTCAACTTTTTACAGATGAATGAGTTTTATTCAGGTCTCGCTGATTCATCGTGTAGTGTGAACTTAAATGTTGTCTCGTAGATTTTAATTCCTCCACTGATTGAGTAATCCCTACTTTTGACTCGGACTAATTGGGATGTATTCTTATTGCACTTGAATCCCTGCAGTGATTTATACAGCTTTTTTGCCATCAGCATTCGTTCGCTTGCTTTTTCGTAAGTTCCGGAAGACAAATGCGTGTCGTCGTAGCAGTCGATAGCCAGGCGCACCGTGACAAATGATTCACTATGTTGTACACCAAGACCAATGTTTGTCCAGTCGGAATCAATATTCCCAATAAGAGCACAAGGAAA